ATCCGCGGACCAGTTTGTTCTTTTATCTGTATAATTTAATCCTTCTATGGTTGGAATAGGTGGGGGCTGTAAAAACCGATAAAACTGAAACAAAGTATCATTCTGATTTGCTTGAATATAACACATTTCAAGAGGATTACTTACATCACGTACCACAAACAATTCATTTACTGGTCGCATTTCAATCTCTATATGTAACTCATTGTATTGAAGACTCACTAATGGAAACGCCATTTTTGCTGCGAGCGTAAACCAAATATTAAGCGGTATATATAATTTACGCGAACGAATGGACGGCTCAGGGCCTTCTAGCGCAGTAGTATAATAAGCGCTGGGGTAAACATTAGTTCTTGTCCCTGAATTCGCCGGGTCATTTAGTTCCGCGACATTTCCAGTCATATTATAGTATACTTTTTTCTTGGTTTCACTAAAATCTCTTTCTACTAAATTGTAAAGATATTGACCCGAAAATTGTTGGATTATTTGTCCTCCAACGGTAAAACGCACTTGTTTAATCATTTGTGATCCTAGATTGTCTATCCATTTGAATTCATAGGGTAACCATTGTCCATTACATCCAATTGGAGGCAAAATAGGACTCCATATCGTCGGCAAGGTAACAACTAAATATGTATCCATTAATAAATCAGCATATCTAGGTATTTTAAAATCAAACGTAGAAGATTCATTCAATCGCAATGTTCTAGCACCATCAAAATCCAGTCTGAATTTTTGAAGACCAAAATTAGTATATTTAGCATAAACAAATTTAAACATGGTTTTAGATGGGTTACCATTAAGTATTATATTTTGATTTCCATACGAAACTAAATTTAATAGTCCACCGGGCATCTTTATATTATAATGCTAATATTATTTAACTATATTTAATTTAAAAAATATAAATGTTTAATATAAATAGGAATGGATACTTTAATGTCTTATAAAAAAAGTAATAATGGAATTATTATAATAAGTGCTATATTTTTTTTTATATTAATTATAGTATCAGTTATACTTTGGATAATAGGTAAATTAAGACTTGATAAAAAAAATTGTAGATTTATGAATTCTTTATATCAAGATTTCCCTCTTGTTACCTCTATAAATCCAAGCAGTGACCAGTTTGGTCTTAATGTCCGCGATTATTATGTGAAAACGGCTTATAACTGTTGCTCCGCAGGAAAATATAAAAATGATTTTGTAAATACATGTGCTTTAATCGATTGTATAAAACAAGGCGTAAGATGTTTAGATTTTCAAATCTTTTCTCTCAATAATCAACCAGTTATTGCTGTTTCTACGCAACCAGATTTTTACTTGAAAGAAACATATAATACAGTTCTTTTTTCAGACGCAATGGAAATTGTGGCTGATTATGCTTTTTCAGGCAGCACCTGCCCAAATCCAAATGACCCTCTTTTTATTCATTTACGAATTATGAGCAATAATGTTATAATTTATAATAAGTTATCTGATATTATTTCCAACACACTAGAAAATCGCATTTTAGGTAAAAATTATAGTTATGAAAGCGGTGGACTAAACTTTGGCGCGACCCCTCTACTACAGTTGTTGGGCAAAGTTATATTAATTGTGGATAAATCAAACCCTTTATTCGAATCAACTGAATTAGATGAATTTGTTAATATTGCGAGTAATTCGGTTTATATGCGTTCTTTGCGGTTTCATGATGTTAAATATACACCCGATATGCAAGAATTGATTGAATTTAATAAGAAAAATATGACTATTTGTATACCCGATGTATCGCAAGAAACCGATAATCCGTCAGCCGCGCTAGCGATGAAATACGGATGTCAATTTGTGGGGATGTCTTTTCAGAATTTTGATTCAAATATGGAATTTTATGATGAAACATTTGACGATGCGGGTTCGGCATTTGTGCTTAAACCGGCAGAATTACGATTTATTCCTGTTTATATAGAATTACCCGACCCGCCACCAGAAGAATATTCTTACGAACAACGACCAGTTGCTTCCGATTTTTACTCGTTTTCCATATAAAGTATCATTTCATATATGTATCATTTCATATATGTATCATTTCATATATGTATCATTCCATATATAATATTTTCTCTCACAAATATATAATTATGCCTGAAAAATGTAAGGAAGAAAAAAAAACATTTGAAGAAAGGGAACTAGATATTTTACGTGAATCCGTCGATAAGATTGAAGAATCAGCAAAAAAAAAAGTTGCTCAATCACCTATCATAACAAAAATTATCGAAGTTTTAGAAAACTTTTTACGTAAAAAACAATTAATGTGTTACGGTGGAACCGCTTTAAATAATATACTTCCAAAAAAAGACCAGTTCTATGATAAAAATACAGAAATACCTGATTATGATTTTTATTCGCCAAATGCTTTAGATGACGCAAAAGAATTAGCCGATATCTATTCGAGCTTAGGGTATGATGATGTGGAAGCAAGAGCTGGTATGCACCACGGAACCTTTAAAGTTCAGGTTCATTTTATACCTATCGCGGATATCACTCACATGGAAAAAAAATTGTTTTATTCGGTAAAAAAAGACGCAATTAAAATTAATGGAATTTTATATGCGCCGTCAAATTTATTGCGATTGAATGTGTATACAGAATTATCCCGCCCTGAAGGCGATGTGGCACGGTGGGAAAAAATATTTAAACGGCTTACCTTGTTAAATAAACATTATCCAATTAAAAAACAAAGATGCGAAGCTGTAAAATTTATGCGAGATTTTGAAGGCAATCAAGAATTGGCTTCAACATTATATGGATTAGTAAAAAAAGCAATCATTGACCAAGGTTTAGTTTTTTTTGGAGGTTATGCCTGTGAATTTTATAGTAAATATTTACCAGTTAAACACGACCAGATTAAACAGGGCCAGATTAAACATGAAAAAAATAAATCAAGTAGTCCAGACTTTGATGCTTTATCTGAAACACCCGAAGAATCCGCAAAATATATTAAAGACAAACTTACATCTGCTGGAGTTAAAAATGTTAAAATTTATAAAAAACCTGGAGCAGATGAAATAATTGCGCCACATTATGAAATTGCGGTAGGCAATCAATCCGTGTGTTTTATATACCAGCCATTAGGCTGTCATAGTTATAATACTCTTCGGGTTAATAATGATACGGTAAAAATAGCCAGCATTGATACCATGTTAAATCTCTATTTGGCTTTTATGTATGCAGACCGACCCTATTATGAAAAAGACCGGATTTTATGTATGGCTCAATATTTATTTACCGTTCAGTCGAAAAATCGGCTTATTAATAAGGGATTATTAAAAAGATTTAATTCGGAATGTTATGGAACACAACAAACATTACAAACCATTCGTGAAACTAGGGCAGAAAAATTTGTTGAATTAAAACCTAAGCGCGGGACAAAAGAGTATGATGAATATTTTTTAAAATATACCCCTGGAGAGAAACCAATTAAAAATAAAACTACTAAAACAAATAAAACAATTAAATTAGCAAAAACAATTAAAAAGGTTAGTACCAAAATGAATAGGACCAAAATGAATAAGACCATAAAAAATAAGGCCAAAATGAATAAGACCGAAAAAAGATGGTTTAAACTATTTTAATTATAATATCTAAGATAATTTAAGATAAAATATTATAATTTAATAAAATTTCTTCGTAGATGTTTTCCTCTTCATATATGGTTTCCTCTTCTTGGTCTTCTTAGTCTTCTTAGTCTTCTTTATAGATTTTCCGCCATTACTTGTAAATTTATATTTTGAACATAATTCTTCCTCGTCTGGATTTAAACGTTTGCATTCAGCATAGGCCGTATCAGTATAATATTCATTCATTATTTTCTCTATATATTCATATTTATCCTCTCTGCTCATAAAATCAGGCAAGTAACTAAAACATTCACTTGTTTTATCTTCTCCGGCTAATAAAGAAATCTTTGTATTCTTTAAACATTTTGTAAATTTTGTGGCGGATGGACTATCCGGTCCAGGATTTGTTGTATCACGCCAATAATTTTTATAAGATATTCTATATACAGGATATTGATTGGACTCATTATTTTGTCCCTGAGTTATTTTATTTTTTCTCCCCCAATTTCCGACAACCAGTTCATCAAGATCTCCTTTTTTATTATCAATTAATTTTTGAATCCATTTTTCCTTTTCCATTTCATTGCCTTCATCAATATTAATAAAATACAATTGTTTAAAATTGTTTGTAATATTATACAGAATTCCCTCTTTACGAAATATAACTGTAACTGGTTTACCCTGTGCGTTTGTTAATTGGCGCGCCCATTTAGAAACCACCCATTCAGTGAATTCAATGGGCACACCATGTCTACTTATAAAACTTCTGTGACCTTTTTTATTTATTCGGCTATGGTTTGTTGAAATAATAAATAAAATATCAAGATTTAAATCTTTACATACATCATACCATCGCATAAAATGTCCTTTGTGTGGTGGACAATAACATCCGCTCATTTGCGCAATTGTTTTTCCTTCTATAATATCAGCTTCGTAAATACGGTCGGGGTTATCTAAATCATTTATATACATATATATTATATCAATAATTTATAATTTCTTGTGAGTTTTCTTGTGAATTTTCTTGTGCGTTTTCTTGTAAGGTTTCTTCTGAGTTTTCTTGTAAGTTTTCTTCTGAGTTTTCTTCTGAGTCTTCTTCTGAGTTTTCTTGCGTGTCATAGTTTTTCTGCCTCTAACCTGTTTCCTTTTTCTTCCTCCACTCATAATACTAATGGTTTCTTCTATTTTTTTAACAATTTCAGGATCTTCTAAGAGTTCAAGATATTTCTGTCTTAACTCTTCTTTTACATCTGCATTACTTTGTATATAATTCTTATAGCCTAGCATCGTAGGACCATCAATATCTTCTACGGTTTGAAAATATTTTTGAAATTCTGAACCCGTAACCGCATTTTTTAATGTTTGAAGTTTTTGTTCTTCTGTTTCTTCCTCTAATTCTACAGGATAAAATTGTACAATAGCGGTTCTGATTGATAATAAAAATTTTTCCAAATTTCCATTAAGACAACTGGCTATAAATCCCATATCAGACCGGTTTTCACGATCAAATGTTTCTAATTCTTGTCCATAACCTTCAATAAACTCTTTAATATAGTTTTGTGCCCATGCTACTTGAACCTGGATAGGCAGTGTTTCAATAAACATGTTTAATAATAATATATTCTCTGGATAAGCATTCCGTGATTCATAATCAAATCGTGGATGATTCATAAGACCTTCTTCGCTATTAAAAATCGCATGTTTTACCAACTGTTTTCTTTTTTCTGTATCATCATAAATATGTGTCCAGGATTCTTCAGAATCATCGGCGTTATGCATCGATAGTAGCTTTGTTATATAAATATACAGTATCAGAGAGAATAATTTTAATTTTTCATGTTCATCAGGATAGCTACGCGTAAGCATGTCATAATTACGACTAAACTGTTCACTTCCTACACTAGCTAAAATAGTTTTAAATAAATTATCAAGGTCCAACATGCGCGATAATTCATGAACCGCCATACATGCGGGAACTGTTTCATAAACCATAGCTTCGCCACTTTCTGGATTAGGCACTGCCTCACATTTAAATACTTTCCCAATTTGCGGTTCATTTACACCAACTTGTTTCCAACTATAGGGAGCCGTATTTCCCAGCGAGGATATGCCATACCATTTATTTAATTCCATTTCACTAAGTAGTATTTTCTTATTATTTATTTTTGGTGTTAATAAAGATACAAAATCTTCAAAGGTATAGGGTTGACCATAACGGTCATTAATTTTTGATTTTTTATCAATTACCAATGGAGGTTGTATGTTTGATTTTCCTTTCATGTATTCTTCGTATTTTGCTATCGGTTTGTTTCCTTTTTGGGCTAATTCATCTTCAACCGTGTAATCTACTTCTTCCTCCTCGTCCTCGTCTTGCTCTTGTGTTACTCTTATATATTCAATATCATCATCGTATTGAATGTTATTTGAGTTACTAAAATTATCTGGATCATAAATAGTATCCTCTGTTATCACTCCATAAAATTTTGTGTTTTCATTTATAATACAATCAGTTAATGTTGCGGCCGATAAATTCACATGTCTAAAATCAGCATCTCTTAAATCTGCCCCGGTTAAATCTGCCCCACTAAAATTAGAAAACTTTAAATCTGCCCCCACAAATGAGGCTTTTCCGGTAATAGTAGCTACAGAAAAATCCGAAAATCGTAAATCTGCGTTATTAAAACGAGCATTAGATAACTCTGAATCAGTAAATTCCGCGGCAATAAGTTTACTATTAGCAAAGTTTGCGTCATTCATCTCCGACCCAGAAAATCTTGCTCCAGAGTAATTTGTGTTACTCAAATTAAGATCATCCAAGGTAAGCCCGCTCAAATTTCTTCCATCCTGAATAATCATTTCTACTTCCGCTCTTTCATTCTCATATAAATCTTTATCAGTCCATGGAGTATAATTTTCTATTGTTGTTCTCCGATTAAATAGAATTTTATTAAATTCATTATTTGAAACTTGAGCAGAAACATTATCTTTATAACGAAGAGATAAAGTAGGCTCAATGGCATAACTCGTTTTTAATCCAGCTAAATCAATATCTGATTCATTCGCTACAGAAATAGTGTAAAATTCAGTTTCTTTTAATCGCTTAAATGTAATATTAGGATTTGAATATTTTTCTTTAAATTTTTTGATAATTAGATCATTTATTTTACCTTGGTCTAAAACTGTGCCTATTGCGGTATGGTCAATTGATTCAATAACGGAATTTATAGTAGCGTAATTATTTATAGTAGAGTAATTTAGTTGGGAGTCTGGTAATAATGTTGGTATAACTAAATATAACATTGTATATATTATAATAATATTATTGTTATTATAATATCGTTATAATATTATAATAATATTAGGTTACGATACGTCTTAAAATATCTTTTAATAAAGATTTACTTGTATTTATAATACCATTATACATTAAAGATTCGGTTATGATTGGCGATAAAGAATTCTTTAATAAAAACACCGAATCTAAAACACAAAAGAATGTATAAGCAAATATCTCTCTGCTTCGTAATAAAATAATATCTTTATATCCACGTTTACTAATATAACAACACATATCTGATTTCCCCGTTGTAAAAAAATCATTCGCGTCTGACACGCCTGATAGGAGTCGATAATGTATATTTGCTTCTGATTTTAATATAAATGTCCTAGACAACTTATTAAACGTAAAAAGTTTTATAAACAGCGATTCCCCGTCATTAAATATATGCGGAACTATTCCATCCATATAATGTTCATCACATCTAGAATTTCCATCATTTATATATGGAATATGACATGTTCTTAAAATACATGTAATTAGATGTTCTTTATCATCAAAATTGGAAACAACTATATTTTTATTTTTACTTGTATCATAATAATTAATAAAAAATTTATTATTTAACATGGAAATATCAATATTTTTATCAATATTTTTATCTTTGTTTTTATCTTTTTTATTATCACTAAAAAATAATTCATCTAGAAAAACAGATAAACTATTTTTTAATTCATTAAAATTTAAATTTTCTTTAAAAGATTGCATCATATTTTCAAAATATTTAATACCTATATCTTTACACCCCGTTATATACCATAAAGCAATTAAAGAACCGGCGCTACAACCGGAAATTTTATTTATTTTTATTAACCCGGCTTCTTCTAATGTTTTTATGTATATTGAAACGCCTGAAGCAAAGCCCGAATTAAACACGCCTCCATCAAAAATTAAATTTAATTCTTTTGGTAGATGAGTTTTATCTACATTTTCGATGAGAGCTTTTGTGTATTCTTTGATTAGGAGAGTATTATTTATGGTACTATTACTTGTGGTACTATTA